TCCACTGGGTTTTGACGGTGTAAAGGCCGCTCCCGACGGCGGTCGTCACCGGATTCACCACAATCCCGTTCCCTTGCGTCAACTGGTACACGGGCGCAAAGGTGTTCGTTCCGCCCGCATACTCCGGCTCGACGAGCTTCAGGGCGGTCAGGGCGTTGGAGGCGCTTTGGGCGCTGGCCGAGTTGGTTGGTATGGCCGCTATGGCGGCGGCAACGTAGCCGGTCGAAGCCAGGCCGTTGGTGATGCTGGACGCAACCGGGACCAGGCCGAGCGCCCCGGTCACGTCATCACTGGTAAGGCTGACCAGGCCGGTGCGTAGATTGAAGCTAACGACCCCCGCCGAACTGGCGGCGACCTGGATCGCCGAGTAAAGGCTATTGGACGTTCCGGTAACGTGATTCGTGGCGGCGGTTCCCAGGCTGGACGTGGCGGACGCCAGGGTCCCGAGGACATTGGTATCCACCTCCGACCAGTTGGTCAAATTCCCGGAGCCGATTTGCGGGACGAACGCGAGTTCGTTCGTGGTGACGTACGCGTTGACGGTCAGGTTGCTGCCGTTGAACATCGCGGCGTTGACCGCAAGCGTCGCTACATGGTTGAACGTGTAGGTGTTCGTATCGCTGGGCCACACCAGAACCCGTATTGGCTTCCGCGTGTACGGCACAAAGTCTGCGTCGTAGAATCCGCCAGCGAGCCACACGCTAAACAGCCCGTTGGTGATTCGTGCAGAGCGCGGATAGTCGAGGTAGGTGTTCGTACCGATCGCCAACGGGCCGCTCGGGACGAACCTTACGCTAGTTCCAGCCGCGTTGCCGAAAATGTCGAGCATGTTTCCGGTCACGGTCGCAGCTCTGGCGCTAAACTCGGCCACGAGCAGTAAGGCGAGTATAAGATGACGTTGCTTCATCGCTTCTTTCGTTCCCAAATCGTTTCGAGCATAGGCGTTTGCCACAACTGCGCGGGGGAAATGTCGCATTCCTCAAGCTGATAGTTGAACGGCTGGCAGCCACCGCCTCGCAAGTGGTAGGTGCAGAGAACGCTGCATATCCTGCTCGCGCTTCGGCTATTGTTCCACGGAGCGAAGAACTTGCTGAACGCCGTCACGTCATACGGCCTGCCAAGCAGCTTGTGGATCGCCCAATACGCACCGTCCGCATCAAACAGCGTCCCTGGCGGCATTATTGGCCTGCGGACAAACCGCAGATACTTGTCAATCCGCGTCGGATACTCATTCACTCCTTGCAGCCGTGCGCCGTAGCTCTTTCCCTCGCCAGCGTATGACTCTGCGTGGCTCAAGGCCGTCCAGGTCTTGACCGCGATAATCAGACCGACAGGGCTATGCCACGCCGGGGAATACAGCAGCACATCGCCAACCTGTAACTCAGGCAGCGGCGGGTAAGGGCTGAACTTGCTCACGGTTTGACAGCGGCGGCAGCAGCCTTGCCGGCGGCGGCGGCTACGCCAGCAGCTACGGCGTTCACAAGATCAACTTGCGCCCTGCCACTCATCGAGACGACATCGGGATTCATTTTCACTTCGAGGCTCTCAATGCGTAGCTCCATCGTACCATTCGTGGCAGCGGACAGGCGCAGGCCGACAAGCGTTGAATCTTTAGGACTGGTGAGAGCAAACGGCTGGCCGCCCAGCGTGCCCGAAATGGAACTCTTGGGCACGCCGAGACAGCCGCACATCAGCAGCACCAGACCGAGTAGTGGCAGGGTGCGTTTCATACGGTTACTCCGTAGGGGGTTCGGTCGGGGGCGGGTTGCTCACGATGTCAGCCAATGCCTGCGCCTTCACCTTCAGCGCCTCCAACTCGTCTGCCGCGCCGGCGGGAATTTCAACATCCGCCAGTTCCGTCGTCAGAGCGGCGATCTTATCGTTAATCTCAGTGCTTGCTTCGGACAGCAACGCATTCATCTCACGGACTTTACCTTCCAGTTCGCTTAGTTTCGCCATTAGTGTATCTCCAAAGTCCTCGGTTAAGGCATCAGTCGGGCAGGACTTGTAGCACCCGACGGCCACCCCACACGCGAATACAACCAGCAGGAAACAGCCTGCAAAGACCGCGAATGGGAAATCGCAAATCATCTGCCGTTCGCCCTCGCGGAGTTTTCATCCAAGGGGCACTTTTTCGGCCTGCGTTCGGGAGGCACCTCGCAATCGGTTTGCTGCGTGTAACCGGCGATGCAGTCGGCGCACATGGTCGCAACGGCGTGCTGCTGCGCGAGTTTGTTAAGGCGGAACATCCACCAAATAGACGCAACGGTGCCGGTGATGCCAGCCAGCTTGATTCCAGCCGACAGCCAGACATTCGCCGCCTCGCCACTGATTAGCATGCCGAGGAAGGGCGACATTGGAGCGCAAATGGATGCGGTAAGCTCTTTGAGTTTCAGCATACAATACTGGCCTCGCCAAGATTGCGTCGCTCCCGCCGAACGCACTCGGCGGGAGCGGTATCGGTGATGCTCGAACTACGGTGCGTTGCGTTTTAGAATCGGGCGTATCACGATATTCGTGATAGTCCCCGAAACGCTGTTGTTGGTAAGCCAAGGTATCTTCAACCACCCCACTCCATACGTCGGCAAGTTGGTAAGGACGGTGTTTGAATTGCCACTCACCGCAAACGTAATGTAATCGTTGGCGGTGATAGCGGCATAACGAGTGCCATCCCCGCTCCGCTGAATCGGGAACGAGAACGTGTAGGCCCCGTTGGTGTTGCACAGCACGTCAATCTGCAACGTGATCTTGTCCTGGAGGCGGGCATCAATCACGTAGTTGACGTTGGTTCCAGCCCCGCCGCCGCCGGGGATTTTGATGTAGGTCGCATCGCCAGATGCCACGACATAGCTGGAATCGTATCTGGCTTGCGCTTGAACGGTGAATGCGGACAAGGCCAGCAGGCCAACCGCAACGATGATGCTAACAACTTTTTTCATATTTCCTTTCTCGACTTTCTTGGTTGTTTCGGCGGCCTCCATCTTCAGAGTCCAATCGGGTGCTGCGGAATGAAACTGAATCTCGGCGTACAATGGGCTTGTCGGATGTGTCTTACCATCCGCATACGCCTCTGTTTTCATTCTGCGCCCAGCCTCGTTTACTTCCGGAAATGGTGTTTCAGGTGGAACAACCATCTTCCATTCCGTCTCACCGTGCTTACGTCCGAGAATAAAAGCTTGCCTCATAATCTTTTTTGATGGTTCAGTGCGGGACAGCCCCGGTGCCACAAGGCACCGGAGCTATTTCCCGCGATTGGTTACGGTGTGCAGATGCGCTTCAGGGCAGCGGCCACGCCGGCCACGTAGCCGTAGGCGCACTCGATGACCTCGAAGTTCCGGTCAAGCTTGGCATCGCCCCACTTGCGGTAGTTCATGCTGATACCCGTCTCAGCGTCGGTGGCGACTTCATACGCCACAAGGGAAGCCCGCACGCCGTCTGCGGGTTCAACCGGGGCGAACGCCGCGAGGATCGCGCTCATAAACACAGCAGCGCCTTGCAGCTTCTCGCTGTTGCTGGGCAGGTTCGGCACCTCGTAAACGTCAAAGCCGGAGAGGCGAGGCAGGCGGCCTTCGCGCACTACCTCAGTCCCGCCAATGGAACTGGCGAGCTTGTAGGCGCTGTCTTTCATAAGCGCCGTCACGGTGTCAGAGTCCAGAATAAGAGAACGACCGCCAGTGGGCCAGTTCGCTTTCGTGCAAGCACCGGCAATGTCAACCACGTCATCCGATGTCATCGCGGCAGCCGCGGCGGTTTTGACGGCAGCGCCATAGGCGGCGGCGGTGACAACAGACCAAATGTCATCAAAGACATCGGCGGCCAGCTTCTCGGCATTCAGGTTGCCAAGTCGCACAGTGTCAAGGTACGGCTGCCGGCGGAACTCTTGGCTCGAATAGTCAAGCGGCTGATACTTCCGCTTGTTCACCGTGATTTTCTTCATGCTCGTTGCCGTCGCTTGGTCAAACACGTATCCGGTGGCCTCCACGAAGTTGGAACTGGCGGCGGTCTGCAACGGGTAGTAGGGCACCACGACCTCATCAGTGCCTTGCAGCGGCACGTTCTGGAAAGAAGTGGCGAAGGCACGGATTGGAAGCATTCGGCGAGCGAATGCACGCACCGTTTCTTGCAGGATGAGCACGCGCTTCAGGGCGCTGTCAACCGTGTTGGTCGCGGCATTCAGCACCGGAAGAATCCGCTCGCGCTCCTTTCGGAATATCGTGCCGATGGAAATGCTGCGCTCGGCGGCATTGGTGACAGCGCCGGGGCCGTCGCCGATGTGGCTGCGAATCGCCTTGAACACGTTCTGCACGTCATCGGCGACAACGGACACGCTCGCATTCAGCGGGGCTGCGCCGGGAAGCGCCTGCGGTCGAGCGCGAAGCTCGTCCAAGTAGCTCTCGTCGGCGATAGCGCGGGTAATCGCTTTCGGAGCTTCAGCCGCGGTCAGTCGGCACTCGCCAACCATCGCGTTGACGGTAGCGGTGATGCGGGTCTTGCGCTCGTTTTCGAGTTGCGCCGTGATGTTCTCGACTGTGCGGGTCAGTTTGGCCACTTCGCCGGGGTCGCTGTTGGGCGTGCCGGACGCCCGGTTCTTTACCGCCGCTTGCAGCGCGTTGAGGATTACCTCGTCGCTGGCATCGGCGGCGACTTCCTGCCCGTGCTCTTTGAGCAGCGCAAGGATTTTTTCTTTGCTCATACCTTCCTTTTTCGTCGCGCTGACATTGGCAGCGCACTTGGTTTCTGGGTTCACTCGCAGCGCATCCGGCACACACCGGAACTGCGAAAAGTCAAAAGCGTTCTTCACCGGATTGGACTCGGTAACGATGTCGCAGAATCCTCTTTCGAGGCATTCCTCGCCGCTCATCCACGTCTCTTTATCCATGATAGCCCGGCATTCCTTTGCGCTCAGGCCGGTGCGGTCAGCATACATCTGAGCAAGAACGTCAGCGTGCGCCTCAAGCATTTCAGCCGTCGCACGCATGTCATCCGCATCGCCGGCACAGAGCGCACTAGGGTTGTGCGCCATCTGCATTGATAGCTTCGGCATTACTCGGGTAACGCCTGCCTGAAAGATGACAGATGCAGCAGAGGCGGCGATGCCGTCGCAGATGGTTGTGACGTTTCCCCTGTTGCGTATCATTCCGTGTATGGCGAACGCCTCCCACACGTTGCCGCCGGGCGAATGGACGTGGCATTCAATCTTGCGGTTCGCAGGAATGGACTTCAGGGCTTCTTGAAAGGCAGTGGCCTCGACGCCTTTTTCGTCTGCGAAATAGCTTTTGCCGATTGCGCCGTAAATCATCAGCTCGGCAGGGCGCTCTTGGTCGCCAGCCTCGTTCCTGATTGAAAGCCACGAATTTATTTTCCTCATACCTCACCTTTCTTTTGCGGTGCTTCTGGAGCCTGCTGGGCAGGCGCAGGCTCTTTCATCACGTCGGAAATCTCGCTCGGTTCAACCTTGAACTCGTCGGCAATCTTATTGATGTAGGCCACAGCCTGCGCTTTCTGGCGGAGCTTTTGTTTCCAGTCCTCGCCAGTCTCGCCGAAAATATCCTGATACGTTCGGGTCGCGCCGGCAAGCTCGGCAAGCATCGCAGACGAGTTACGGCCCACGTCTACGTTCACTGCTCTCGGGGGGCGGACGTTGAGCCGTGTCCAGTTTTGAGGCAGATTGGCCAATTTTCTTTCAGACCTTGCAGCCGTACCAATCACGTATGTCCACACGCGCCGGAATGCAGAGGCCAGCACAGCAGACCGTGACCGGAAAAAGGCGTTCGCGCTGTCCAGCACGCCGCGATACACGGTTCCCTGCATCGAGTCGGGATAGACGAGCACAATCGGAACCCCGACCCCGCTGCACACCTTTTCTGTCAGGTATTTCCAATACCACTGCTGCGCTACGGAAGGGCGACTGCTTGTAATCTGCTCGTACTCATCGCCGGTCTTCATTACCTTGGTGGTGGCCCCGAACACGCGCTGGTAATACTCCGTGAGCGGATTCTGCTCGCCCGAGCCTGCCTCGGTTTGCCTGTCCCATTGCGCCGCGTCGTCAAGCAGGTCGCCCGTCGGCGTTTTGATTACCTTCGTCGTTTCGGCTGCATCCTTCGCGCTCTGCATCTCAAGGAGTTCAAGGTCGCTCAGGTCGTGCAGCGCGTTCATCACCGCGTAGAAATGGGTCAGGCCGCGATACATGCCGGCCCGGCTCGGCTCGAATATGTGCAGAACCTCGTCGGTTGTTTTCCTCTCAGCGCCGCTATCATTCCGAATCCAATAGGCCACGGGCCTGCCAAAGCGGTTCACTTCAACGCCGTCAATTACCTGATGCCCGTCGGGAATCATTGCAGCCGCACGCGGGGAGCTGATTTCTGGACTGCATACCCGGTGCCCCTCAATCAGCCTCAGCATCGGCCTCGACGGGTTTTTCTCATCCCGCGTCAACAGCACAAATACCTCGCCGTCTATCAGCCACGTCCTAGCAATCAGTCCTTGCAGCGTAGGCCACGATTGCAGGCTCGTGACATCAGGGCTGGCCCCCCACTCCTCAAACCAGTCAGCGGCGGCATTGTTCCACTCCTCGTCAGAGCTGTCAGGCGACAGCATGAGTCCGTTAGCCCCAACAATATACTGCTCCCACAAGTCAGCGATTCGTTGAATCAGGGGAGAGTTCGCCTCGAAATAGCGGGCTTTACGCACCAACTCGCTGCGCGTGGCTTGGTCAGCGTCGAATCGAGCGTCGGTCAGAGGCGACCAAATGTAGCTTCGGTCACCGTTTTGCCAGAGCCGACCGCCTTCGTATCGGTTCAGGATTTTCCGCGCTTCGTTCGGCTTCCGCATAGCAAACGCTGCAGCCTTCATCGCTTGGACGGCGCAGAGTCGCGCGGCCAGTGCGGACTTGGAAACGATGTTCATGCGCCGCAGGCTCGAAGATTGGTGAAATCGAGCCGGAACCTTTGTATGCGCTTGCACGAGGCCAGCATTTCGGCGCAGATAGCCACGTCGTTCCTGCTGTCCCCGCTCTCCGTTAGCTCAAGGGCCGTGAGGGCGGCCTCGTACCGGTCTGTCAATGCTCCCCATAGGCGTCGGTGTTCCTCGGGGTACAAATCCTTACCAGACTGGAAACCGGCCCCGCCGC